GGATTTACTGATCTAGATTATTTAGGTGAAGTCAGCAAGTCTATCTTTGATAGAGAAGCACTATTAGGTGTTTCATTAACTGGAATTATGGAAAAACATGATCTAGTACTAACAGAAAAAGTTTTAAAAGCTGGTGCAAAAATCGCTGTTGATACCAACAAAGAGTTGTCTAAAAAAATTGGTATTAATCAAGCAGCCAGAGTCACCTGTTTAAAACCAGAAGGTACAAGTAGTTCTATGCTTGGTACAAGTTCTGGGATTCATCCTCATCATGCAAAAAGATACATTAGACATGTTCAGGCCAATATTCTTGAGCCTCCATATCAATACTTTAAGAGCTACAATCCACAGGCTTGTGAAAAGTCGTCATGGTCTGCCAACAACACCGATGAGGTTATTAAATTTCCCATTGAAGTGCCAGATGGTTCTAAATTAAAAAATCAATTACCAGCAGTAGAAATGTTGTCTGTTGTCAAAGACACACAAAAGAATTGGGTTCAGTCTGGTAAAAACAGATCATTATGTACGCAAGATTTTCTTAGTCATAATGTTAGCAATACCGTGACTGTACAACCTGATGAGTGGGGAGACGTAACAAAATATATCTATCAAAATCGTAAATATTTTGCAGGTATCAGTCTTATTCCTCAAAGTGGAGATAAAGACTATCCTCAAGCGCCATTTACAACTGTGCTAACTAGCCGCGAAATAGTTAAAGAGTATGGAGATCCGGCATTATGGTGTTCTGGTTTAATTGAGCTGGGCCTTAATGCTTTTGATAACAATCTATGGTCAGCTTGTGACTATATTACTCTAAATCAAGAAACAGATAAAGACACCGATGATAAAAAATTATTTTCTCTTAAAATGAGGAGGTTTGCGAGAAAGTATTTTGAAAATGATATAAGACGATTGACGTATTGTATGAAAGATGTATATAATTGGAAAATATATACAGATTTATATGATAGTTTTGCTAAGGTTGATTATACACAACTATTAGAAACAGAGGACAATACCGTGGGAATAGAGGAAATTAGTTGTGCTGGTGGAGCATGTTTGATCTAATCCTTTATTCCGTGAGGTATAACATTGAGAAAAAGAAAAAAACAAAACAATACCAAATTTAGTGTCCTGAATCAGAACAATAACACAAACAAACAAGATGTTTTTGATAAACCTGAAGACATTGTAATTGGTTTTAAAAATAGACTTAAGCCAAGATCTATTAATCAAAAAGATTATATAAGAACCGTTGCAGAAAATACCGTTACTTTTTGTCAGGGGGTTCCTGGTAGCGGCAAAACCCATATAGCTATTGGAATGGCTTTAGAATATTTGCTTGATTTTAAAGTAAAAAAGATTGTCATTACCAGACCTGTTGTAGAAGCTGGAGAGAGACTAGGTTTCCTTCCAGGTACAGCAGAAGAGAAATTACATCCTTACTTATTGCCTTTATTTGATGAGGTTGATTATTTTCTGAAAGCTCAACATTTCCAGAAACTTAAACACACAAGACAAATAGAAGTGGTGCCTTTAGGTTTAATGCGTGGCAGAAGTTTTCATGAGGCTTTTATAGTAGCTGATGAATGTCAGAATGCTTCATATGATCAGTTGAAAATGCTTTTGACAAGAATTGGTATGGATAGTAAAATGGTATTGACGGGTGATTTGGAGCAATCGGATTTGGCTTATAATCAAAGGCAAGGTTTCTCCGATATAATAACTAGATTACAAGGTGTTAATAATATTGGTTTTTCTGAGCTAGAAATTTCAGATATTGTCAGAAATCCTATTATCGGTGATATAGTTGATAGGTTATAAATAATGTGTGGGCACAAAGATTGTTTAATACTTAATGCTGATTATTCTCCTATAGGTATTATTAATTGGCAAAAAGCAATTACTTGGTCATTTAAATATAAGTATAAAAAAAATCAAGGCATAGAAATTATTGATTACTATAGTAATGAATATATTATTGGTGCTAATAGAAGATTTCCAATCCCAGCTGTCGCCAAAACCGTCCGATATTTCAAGTTGCACAAAAGATACAATATAGTTTTTTCTCGCAAAAATTTATTCACTAGAGACAACTATACTTGTCAATATTGCGGTAATGTATTTTCTCATAATCATCTTACTTATGATCATGTAGTGCCTAAATCAAGATTTGTAGATACAAGATCCGCAACAAATTGGACCAATATTGTAACGGCTTGCTCTAAATGTAACAGAAGAAAAGGAAATAAAACCCCTAAAGAGGCTAATATGACATTGATAAACGAGCCTCTTAAGCCGTCTTTCTCTATAAAATACTTGCCGTGGTATCAACATTTGATTACTATAGGTAATGGCACAACTAATGAAAAATGGCAACAGTATATATCTGGCTATAATCTATGAAATTTAGCATTAAAAAACACACAGAAGATACAACATTCTATACTTTAAATGGCTTACATGATAATTACGATCCAGCAGGCTATCCTCTATTAGATGGGGATCAAAAAGACAAGGCTATGGCAAAGAAGGTCAAGCAAAAGCTACCTGATCATTCCAAGCTTGTTGATCAATACGATTATTACATTAGAACATACACAGACAAAGAGCCTTTTAATCCAGTAGAAAAACTATCGATTAAATCCAAAAGAACAAATACATATATAGATTCTGTTTGTAAGTCAGAAACAATATTCACCAAAGTTCCACACTCTATTTTTAAACAGTATATCGATTTTCTCAGAACAAAAAATGAAAGAATATTATCTTTTATACATAGAGAAATAAAGTAATGCCAGAGTACACTTACATTTGTGATCATTGCGGACTGAAAACAGAAATATTTTTTAGCCTTAAAGACTATAAGGATACTATAGAGTGCTCATGTGCTTCTATGATGAGAAGATCATATCAGGATGATCTGGGAGGATTAACCAACTCAATCATTAAAACTGACGATGAATTAAATACTATAGGTGATTTAGCTAATAGAAATAGAGACAGAATGAGTAACGATGAGAAAGCCCACTTACACAAAAAACATAATGCATATAAAGATGATTACACAGGATTTAAACTACCTAACGGTATGACTTCAATGAGGCAAAAATGACATTTCATACAATAAAGATTAGCAAAGACACGATTAAGGAAAACAGTACATTATATTTTTGTGCTGAACAAGATAGTGAATTTATAGATGAGAACAACAACTATAGATGTTCAACAGACACGAACTCTGTGGCAAAACAAACCCACCTACATAACACTGTTTTATATTATGTAAAAGTGTCGAATTATGGTAAATTGCTCGATCCGTACTCTCAACTATCGGTTTCAGAAGAGTTTACTCATGCAAAAAAAAGATTAATTAAAGAATCGTATCAATTTAAAACTACCAACATGATTGTTTTTGATATGTATAAAAAATACCTACAAACTAAAAATACCAAATGGCTTCTGCAAGCTGAAAGAGAGATGATTTAATGCCTAAGATTAGTAAAGCACAGACATATGCTGTTGAATATCTGTATACTTCAGGAAAAAATATTGATTTTATTTGTGAGGATTTAAACTTATCTAAAAAACAAATAGAAACTATTATACAAGATAAAAATCTTACAACACAAACCAGTAATGCAAACACAGAAACAATTAATGAAAATAAACAAAGTTCTAACAATGCTAGAATTATGACCAAAAATGATTCTATGCTTGCTGATGATTTAAGAAAAAAAAACCAACCGACCACTGTTAATCATTCTCACATTTTTAGACCAAAGAATAAATAATGGATATAGAAAAACTCAAAAAAAATCCAGAACAGGTTAAAGAGCTAATATCTTTACTGTCTTCATTACTTGATGTAACCGAAGATGGATCAAACAATAGTTCTAACACAAAACCATCTAGAACAAATAAATTTTTACAAATGTCAGAGTTCAAGATGCATAAAGAAGATGCAGACATTGATAAAAAACTTCATGAAAATGTAGCGCCAATAGAGAGAAGCAGAGAATTTGAACCTGTTCAAGTAACGTGTAGAATATGTGGCAAAAAAGAAAAAGTTAGTCCAAGTTTAGTGAGTTCATATGACAGATACAAATGCAACAGATGCTCCGGATCATCAGGATGATAATCAAAAATATATTACTGATGAAGAACATATTGCTAATATCTTAGAAGAATTGCGTAAAAGCAATTACAACTTTGATCAAGGGCAATATGCCGATTTCTTTAATAAGGATTCAGGAAATCAGGAAAGAGGCGTTCCAGATAAAGAAAATTGTCTCCACGAGATAATCATTACTGTACAATATCAAGTAATAGCAACAGATCATAAGAAAAAAGAGTTGGGTTGTGTCGAAGCGATAGACGACAGATACATCATCCCTGTTGCTGTAGCAGAAGACTATAAGCCTTTTATAGACAAGTTTAAAGAGCATTTGAATAAATCTTTAGCAGAAGCGGCTAAAGACGTTGATTTACCAAAGCAATGAAATACAATTCTAAATATTCACAATCTCAAGTAACTGCTGCTCAGTACGTTACAGAAATAGTGTGTGAACACAAAGCGGTTAAAGATAAAAAGGATCTTTATTATCGTTTTTGGCTGAATAAGGAATGGTCTAGATTTTTCCGTAATCAAATAGCCACAGCCAACAAACTGATTAGCAAGTATGGAGAGAAGCCTGTCATTCGAGCTTTGAATGACTACAGAGCACAAAAGATTTTTTCCTTGAGAGCACCTCATCTGATACAGATTATAGAAGAGAAAGTTCTTGAGGTGGAGAAGGAAAATCAGACTTTAACTAAAAAATTGGTAAGAAATGCGGTCAACACTTATAGAAAACACAATAATAAAAGTAGTATTTTAGATAAACTAGAGGATATAGACAATGACGAAAATTAAAGACGATGTTAATAAAAAGTTTGGCGACGGCATTGTTGTATCGGGCAATTCTGTAGTAGACAGAGAGCAGATTGTGATTCCTGTAAGTCCTTCGCTAGATATTGTTTTAGGAGGTGGTATCCCGGAAGGAAGTTTTATAGTATTTACGGGACAACCTAAATGCGGCAAGACTACCACATCGCTAGACTTTGCTGCCACAGCGCAAAAGCCAGAATACGCTCACGGAAGTTTTGCTAAGGGCAGACAAGTGTATTACCTGAACATAGAAGGTAGATTAAAGAAGAGAGACATTCAAGGGATACCTAATTTAGACTTAGACAGATTTAATATTATAGGTTCTCAAACTGGCAAAATTTTGCATGCAGAAGAATATCTTCAAATTGCAGAAAGAATTATCAATGAGGAACCTGGCTCTATAGTTATCATAGACTCATATTCTGCTTTATGTACGGAAGCTGAGATTACTTCCGGTATGGATAAAATGCAAAGAGCTGATGGTGCAAAATTATTAGCTAAGTTTTGCAGAAAAGTGGCGAATGTTATTCCTGTTAATCAAAATATAGTGATCGGTATTACGCATTTAATGGGTAATCCTGGATATGGTAATGTAGAATGGAAAGAAAAAAGCGGACAAGCTATTGCTTATCAAACAGATATCAAAATTAGAGCAGAATATTTTAAGGCTTGGTCGATTGGAAAAGAAGACGATAAAAACCAGATAGGTCAAGAGGTGGTTTGGAAAGTGTTGTGCTCGGCTCTTGGTCCGCCTGGGGGTAGTATTAGTAGTTTTATTAGGTATGGCACGGGGATAGATAAAAATGCCGAACTATTTAAGTTAGCAGTAGATTTGGGTTTAATTTCTAAGGGGGGCGCTTGGTACACATACTCTTCTGTTGAAGATAAACCAAAATTTCAAGGCATGGAAAAAGCAATAGATTATCTATCTGGAAATCCTGAGCTTTATGATTCTCTTTGGCAAGAAGTAAAAACAACTATGGGCATTTAGTATGCAAATTGTAGATTTAGACGGCAATACTCAAAATTGGTCATTAACTGGACATATCGCAAAAGGTCAGATGAAAAATAAATCTGATCTGCATCTCAAAGCTCGTCAATTAATTAAAGATACTTTTCCTACCATGCAGATACTGGAGGAAGTCGGCATACCTTTAAGATATGGTACTACTTTATTTTTAGATTTTTATGTACCATTACTAAAATTGTGTATTGAAGTAAATGGTGAGCAACACTATAAGTTCATTCCATTTTTTCATGGCACACAGTTAAATTTTATGAAACATAAAAGAAGGGATAGGGAAAAAAGGGATTGGTGCGATATCAATGATATCAAAATTATTGACTTGCCTTATGACGAATCTGTGGTACAATGGGGTGAAAGGCTGAACATACATGAGTAAAACTTCCAAAGAACAAGTAGAATATTGGGATAAAATTCTTGATGAATACGAGTCAAGCGTCGGATTACCGAAGTATAGTAGAGACGCTTTGCCTGAACAGGAACTCAACACTTATCTTACAATGAACAGGGACGATCTAGAAAAATTAACACCTCCCGATTGTGGACAAATAGCATATAGACTATCTCAATTTGTTTTCCATCTGCAAAGAACTATTAATAGAGAAATAGCTCGATACAACTGGGCTGAAGAAGAAATTAAAATAACTATAGCCGACGAAATCAATAATTATAAAGGATATGGCTACGTAGAAAAATCCCTACAAGCTATTAAACATAACGAAAAAGCATACGCTCTGAATCAAATAAAAAAATATGCGAAACAAAGAAATGACAGACTATCTTATATGGCAAATAGTTTAAAAAATTTATCTGACGTTCTTGTTTCTATACAAAAAACTAAGTCAAACCCCAATCTAGGATAAATATGTTATCAGATCCTGCCGCAGAACGAGCTGTTTTAGCTGGTATTATTACTTATGGTGAAAATGTTTATTTGGATGTTTCTGATATTGTTTCGGAAAATAGTTTTACTATATCAACCAATAGTATTATATATAAGTGTATAAAGCAAATTTATGAAGAGTCTGATACAAAAACCATAGATGTTCCATCAATATATTCTGCCGCAAAGCAATTAGGTTGCGATACCGTACTTGCTGGCAAAAGCGAAAGCGAGCATTTAAAATCTCTTATAGATTTTCCTGTAGAGTCAGAAAATCTGAGAAAGTTTGCTGCTACTCTTAAAAAATTAGAAATAGCAAGAACTCTTAAAAGAAAACTAGAACTTGCTGGTAAGAAGATAGGAGATCTTACAGGTACAGAAAGTGTTGGTAAAATTTTAGCTATAGCAGAAGATACGGTGTTTGATTTTGGATCCTCTGTTTCTGATGCTGAAAATCAGCCAATACATATCGGAGATACTGTTGATGAACACATCGATTATTTAATCAGCAATCCTGTTACCAATGTCGGTATCTCAACCGGCTTTCCAATCTATGATCAATCTATAGGAGGAGGCTTGAGAAGAGGTACGGTTAATGTTATTGCAGCAAGACCAAAAACCGGTAAAACTTTGCTGTCTGATAATATGGGTTTTCATATAGCTTCGAAATTACAAATCCCTGTTTTGAATCTAGATACAGAAATGTCCCATGAAGACCATATACATAGAATTTTAGCCATGATTTCATCAATAGAAATTAATAAAATTGAGACCGGAAAATTTGCTAATAGCGAAATGCAAAAGACTAAGATTCTAGAAGCAGCCAAACAACTCAAAGAATCTAAACTTTATTATAAATCTATTTCTGGCAAACCGTTTGATGAGCAGTTGTCTGTTATAAAAAGATGGCTTGTAAAAGATGTGGGTCTCAATTCAGATGGAACTGCTAAAGACTGCGTGATATTTTATGATTATTTGAAACTTATGGATAGCCAGGGCATTTCTCAAGACATGAAAGAATATCAAGTGCTCGGTTTCATGATGACATCTTTGCATAACTTAGCAAATAAATATAAAGTACCGATTGTTTCTTTTATACAATTAAACAGAGATGGTATCACGAAAGAATCAACAGATACAGCCAGCGGCTCGGATAGAATCATATGGTTATGTAGTAATTTTACAATATTCAAAAGAAAATCTGATGAAGAAATTGCAGAAGATGGACCAGAAGCTGGAAATAGAAAACTAATTCCAGTGATTAGTAGACATGGTGGAGGATTGGATGACAATGACTATATCAATTGTCATATGGAAGGTTGGTGTGCAAAAATTACTGAAGGTAATACTAAATTAGAAATTAAGAACAATATTTCCTCTAAAAATGATGGGTTTATAATCAATGAACAGTCTGATGAAACAATCGACTTCGTATAGTCAAACGCAACTTAAAAATTTGTGCGACCTAGCTTGTGATGATATTGAAAAATTATTGGAAGTGCTGGGCGTTGAAGATTACAGAATGACAGATAAGATGGTGCTTTGTAGATGCCCCATTCACGAAGGAGACAATCACTCAGCCTTAAATCTTTATTATACAGGAGATATGTATAGGGGCAATTGGAAATGCAGAACACACAACTGTGAAGAAGTATTCAAATCTTCTATCATTGGTTTTGTTAGAGGTGTGTTATCTAGACAACAGTATGAATGGTCGGAATCTGGAGATAAAACAGTATCGTTTAAACAAGCCGTAGAATTTATCCTTAAATTTTTAAATAAAGACCTCGATAGCATTAATACAACAAAGTCAAGTAGTGTGGACAACTTTGTATATATAGCTAAGAATTTTAGCAAAAATACGCAATCCGAACAAATGAAATTAGACCCGCAGCAAGTTAAGCGGTCATTGCATATACCTGCTCAATACTACCTAGATAGAGGCTATTCTAGGGAAGTATTAGAAAAATATAGTGTCGGCCTATGTGACAACCCCAAGAAACCATTTTATAATAGAGTAGTAGTCCCAGTATATTCAACAGATGGAATGTATGTTACCGGATGCACAGGTAGAAGCATACATTCACAATGTTCTAGTTGTAAATCTTACCACCATCCAAACAAACAATGCCCAGAACCCAACAAAAGATGGATTTACTCAAAATGGAAGCACAATCAGAATTTTCAATCACAAAACAATTTATACAACTTTTCTTTTGCCAAACCTCATATCAAGGATACAAAAACAATAATTTTAGTTGAAAGCCCAGGAAATGTATGGAGGCTTGAAGAAGCTGGCTTGCATAACAGCGTTGGTTTATTTGGCTCTTCTTTGAGTAACTATCAGAAACTCTTGATAGATTCTTCTGGAGCTATGAACATTGTGGTATTAACGGACAATGATGAAGCTGGTCATAAGGCATATCAACAAATTCAAGAAAAGTGTAAGGACATATATCGCATATATAGACCGGAGTTTGATGCTCCTGATATTGGAGAAATGAAAATAACAGATATACAAAATATAATCTTACCTCAATTAGAAAAAATTTATGAGCAATACTAATACAACTATCATAGCGATTGCTGGTCGTAAACAATCTGGTAAAACTAGCGCATGTGAATTTATAGCCAATATCTATGCGCAAACTATGAGAAAAAATTCTGCCATATATAATTTTGCTGATCCTTTAAAGCAAATGTGCATAGATATATTAGGCTTAACTTATGAACAATGCTACGGTTCTGATGAACAAAAAAATCAGTTTGTTAGTTGTGTTTGGCCAGATAATCAAAAACCTATGAGTGCTAGAGAGGTAATGCAATATGTCGGCACTAATGTGTTCAGAAAAATGCAAAACAACGTTTGGGCTGATGCTACCATTCGAAAAATACAAGACGAAAATCTTCCTTTAGCTTTAATAGCAGATTGTCGTTTCCCGAATGAGGTCGAAGCCGTTAAAAGTGTTGGTGGTTTAGTTTTTAAATTGAATAGAAATTTATATGATTCTCAACACGAAAGTGAAACAGCTCTTGATGAGGATAACTACGACTACTCCAATTTTGATTTGGTAATAAATAATACAGACATGCAAATAGGACGTAAAAACGAACTTATATATGATTTTCTCACAACAAAAGGAATAGTCCAATTATAATTACATATTTTCGTAGCTCATCCTACAATACTCACGATATGTGTGAGCAACAATATTTCTTTGACTATGTTCTAGGATATAAAGGACCGTCAAATAAAAAAGCTGATAAAGGAACTATTGTTCATAAGGTATTAGAAATCCTTGCTTTTGTTAAATATACAGAGCAAAAGGGTGAAAATTCTTTTGAAGATGATATCTTAGGTAAGATAGATATCAACAACTATGAATTAGACAAAATCATAGATGACGTATACGCATACTACACCTCTATGTTTAATCACCATAAGTGGTCATCAACAGATTATAAAGATTGTCATAAATGGACTTATAAAGCCATAGAATATGGCGATGGAATGTTTGATCCCAGAAACAGAAATATATTGTATCCAGAACAAAGATTCGATATCCCAATCAATAAAAAATGGGCAAAATTTACTTACGATTACAATGGTGAAAAATTAGAAGGAACTTTGTCAATTAAAGGTACAATAGATTTATTAACCAGACCAAATGATAATACTGTTGAAATTATTGACTGGAAAACAGGAAGAAGATTGAACTGGGCAACTGGAGAGGAAAAAACCCAAGAAAAGTTAGAAAAAGATCCCCAGCTGATGTTATACTTTTATGCTGTGCAACATCTCTATCCAGAAATAGAAAATTGTATTGTGACTATATTTTTTATTAATGATGGCGGACCTTTTAGTGTTTCCTTCAAAAAATCTGATCTAAACCAAATGGAAGATCTGCTCAGAAAAAAATTCAAGAAAATACAAAAATGTCAAACTCCGACATTAAGCAAAAGTTGGAAATGTACAAAACTATGCCATTATGGCAAAACTAATTTTCAAGATACCGATCATGTTTTGCCGATCATAGAATATAGAGACGGTCAGGTGTGCCAAAAGGGTGACTTTATGACGAAATGCGAACAAATACATCACGAAATTCTGACCAAAGGTATGAAAAATGTGGTTGACGAATACACAGTTCCAGGCTATAATGTTGGATACTACAAGCCTCCCGGTAGTGCAGAATAAGGAGTTTTGAAATGAAAAAAGAATTAGATATTTTAATAGTTGGCTCTGGAGGTAGTGGTCAGAGCTATTTCATGAAGCAATTAGGTAAAAATTTTATAACCAATTCTGTTGGAGATAATGATGGGCTTAAGCACAGTAGCAGCCCCAATAATCCTAAATTAGCAAATTACAAAGTAAACAAGTGTATTTTCTTATATAATAAATCTTTTGAATGTATATGTTCTTTTTACAGAAGAAATCCAAGCTGGTCGTGGTTGCAAGTGGTAAAGCTTGGAAACGCACAAAAACTGAAACCTGCAAATCTGGCCAATGCCGATAGGTTTTTTTCTCTGGTCGAAGAAAGAAATTGCGATTTGTTTTCCATAGAACATCAATTTGAAAATTGGATAAATGCAGATACCAGTTTCCCGATTTATTTTGTTGACTTTAATAATATTGATACAGCAAAACTGTCTTCTTTCTTATGTTGTGATGAGAACATCTTATCTTTTGACGTAAAACCCAGACGAGAATATCCAGAACTTAGCAACAAATATCCTAATGCTTATTCTCTGTATCAAGATTTAGACAACAAAAAACAAAGATTGGCACAAGAAGCAAACAGAAAACAGGGGCTGTAATGACAAGTAACAATAGTTATGTTCCGTTGCACGTTCATAGTCACTATTCTTTATTAGACGGCCTAAGTAGGCCGAAGCAAATTGCTCAAAGATGTGTTGACATAGGAGTTAAGAGCTGTGCGATAACGGATCATGGAAATATAGCAGGTTCCGCACAAATACACTCAGCACTAAAGTCTAAAGGAATTAAACCCATTCTTGGTTGTGAACTATACATTTGCGATAAACACGCATCTATTAAAGATAAAAGCAATGCTAAATTAAGTCATTTCTTAGTCTTAGCAAGAAATCTGCAAGGTTGGAATAAATTAGTCAATATTATTTCTGAATCTAATAAGCCAGATTTTTTTTACAAAAAACCTAGAATTAGTATGCAGCAACTGGCTGAGATAGTAGATGATAATCTTATTGGTTTTTGTGGACATCTCGGCTCTTACATTGCAAATAAAATTATAGATAATGACACCATAGTTCCTAATTGGGAAGATATTGCTTATGATGAAATATCAATGCTCAAAAATATATTTGGTGAGTATTTCTTTCTAGAAGCACAACTAATGGATTATGAATTAAATCC